GACGTCGTTGGCGAGCCCCGCCTCGACGGCCTCATCAGCGGTATACCAGGTCTCCTCGACCATCACCGCGCGCCACTCCTCGGTGGTCCCTCCGGTGACCCCGGCGTACACCGAGGCGATCGAGTTGGAGAAGGAGTCCAGCGCCTGGGCCATCTTGACCATGTCCTTCGACTGGCCGAGGCAGATGCCCGAGGCGTCGTGGACCATCATCTGGGTGCCGGGGCTCATCACGGTCTCTTCGCACCCGGCCGCCAGGAACGACCCGGACGATGCAGCGATGCCGTCGACGACGGCCACGACCTTGGCCCCGTTCGCCCGCAGCATGTTGAGGATGGCCATCGCCTCGGCCACGTCGCCACCCGGCGAGTTGATCCGGACCCGGATCTCCTCGGCGTCCCCGATCTCCTTCAGCGCGGTGGCCACGACGCTGGCGCTGATGCCCATCCAACCGTTGTAGATCGGGCCGTAGAGCCGCATGGTGGCGACCTTCTTGGTCGTCTTCTTGTCGCCCTCGACCTTGGTCTCGTTCTTGACCGTGGTCCGGAAGACGTCGGAGAAGTTCTCCGGGGGCTTGTCCTTCCAGAACAGCAGACCAGCGGAGTGGATCTCCTCGGGAAGCTCGGGTGCCGGGATCGGGGCCTGGGACGTCATGACGCCTCTTCCGTCTGGTCGGGGATCGAGCGGAGGAACTTGAGCAGCGCGACGTCGGAGGTGAGCCCGGCCGCGTCCCGGGCCCGGTCGAGCTCGCTGGTCTTGACACCGATCGGGTCGAAGACGATCTGCGGGGCGGGCTCGGTGGGGCCGAAGTTCAGGTCGACCAGGTCCTCGACGATGTGCGGGTTGGCGGTGTCACGCACCTCGCCCGCGATGGACTCGATGCCTAGCGTGAGCACGTCCTGGAAGGTGGCACCCAGGGCGTACGACCCGACCTGCCCGCCACCCTGGCTGCCGAGGTTCAGCAGGTGGCCAAGAGCGGCGCGGGCGATCTGCTCGTCCTGGTAGCGGACGAAGATGTTGATGTCGGGCAGCGTGCCGTCGACACCCTTCATCTCCATCTTCGCGCCACTGGGCATCGCGCCACCGGAGTTGTCCCCGGCGCGCACAGCGGTGGCCAGGGTGAGGCCGTTGTCGAGGGTCTCCTCGTTCTCGGCTGCGGTGTAGAACGGCACGCCGATGCCGTTGCGGTCGATGGACTGGGACCAGGTGCGCAGCGACCGGTCCTTGAGCAGCCAGTGCTTGTAGGCCGGGCGAAGCAACGACTGGCCAACCCAGTTCCCTCCCTCACGGTCCATCACGTAGGCGACCAGGCGGTTGACCGGCAGCGTCACCCCGCCACCGAGAGAGCCACCGAGCGCCGGGCCCCACTGCACGACCGAGACCAGCCCGCCGTCCCGGGCGACGTTGATGTCGGCGATGGTGCGGGGGAGCCGGGGGCCAAGCTTCTTGAGCTTGTAGTCGCCGAACTCGTCCGGCTCGGTCTCCCGGTAGACCTGCTCGAAGAAGCTGTGCCCGAAGGTGACCATCAGCAGGGCCAGCCGCAGGTGGGCCTCCCAGGAGAACCGGTCCCGGCCGCGCAGCTTGGCCTGGGTGGTGTTGGGCTCGTCGTCGCCGACGATCGGAAGGCCGAGGTTGTCGGCCACGAACCGGGTGACCTGCTCGTCGCACCCGGCACCGTCGAGCCGCCACTGGGTGCGCACGATCGGGGAGGTGATGGCGCGCAGCACCGAGGCGACCTGGGCATCCGTGCGGCGCATCCGGTCGTAGACCGAGACCGACAGCGGCCAGACGAGATCGGGGGTCTCCTCGTCGACGACATCCCACCAGTTGCTGGTCGACGTACCGGTGGAGTTGGCGTAGCCACGCTCACGAACAGGGGTGCGGCGAGGAGCAGGCGGTGCGGCCACGAACCCCTCCCTCAGAATGCGATGTTGGCGATGCTGGTAACGCTGGCCTCGACTTTACGCGGCGGGAGCGCCGGACGCTTGACAACCGCCGTGTTCAGCAGCCAGCGCTGAGCGGCGACCGAGGCGGCCACCAGCGGCGAGATGTCGATCCGCCGCTCACGGCGGTCCCACTGCTGGGTGTCCATGACGTACCGGGTGACTCCGTTGCGTGCCGCGTCGTTGAGCTCGGGCTGGCTCACATGGGCGATCGTAGCGTTGATCACCATCTCCTGGAACGCCACGCACCCCTTGCCGACCTCGGCGTTGGTCAGCACCCGGTGCTTGCCCGGCGACTTGTCCGAGGGACCCGCATGGGGGATACCCGCCTTGGTCAGCTTCGGGGACAGGAAGCTGGCCGTCGGGGTCAGCGCGATCTCGACCACCTCGCCAAGGTCCTGGCTCAGACCCAGGACCTTGGCGAGGGCCCGGCCGGTCCCGTCGATCCGGTCCACGACCACGGCCGTCTTGGATCCGTGGGCGTAGCCCAGCGCGATCGAGGTGTAGGTCAGGTCCGGGGCGACGTCCACCACGATCTGGGCCTTGACCGGCTTCGGCAGCTCGGCGGCCAGCTCGCGCCACTCGTCCATGTCGATCACGCCGCGCCGGATCGTGTCCGGGTTGCCCCACCAGCCGTAGCGCTCCCGGGCCACACCCTCCGGCGACAGGTCGCCGCGCTCGTCACGGACCACGTCCATCGTCAGGCCGAAGGCCCCGTTGCCGTGCCGGATGTCGAGGGCCGGGTTGACCGCGTAGAGCAGGTCGTCGTCGTCGATGTCAGGCATCGGCCCGTCCGGCACCCCGTACTCGACCCAGCACAGCCGCTTGTCCTTCTCCGACCCGGACCGGATCCGGATCCAGACCACACCGAGCTCGCCGTTCTCCCGGTTCGGCGGAGTGCCCGCGTAGATGACCTGCGGGTTGCCCAGGGGCGCGGAGGACACCGCCGAGCGGATCGCCTCCAGCTCCTCATCCGTCAGGTGCTGGGCCTCATCGAGGATCAGCACGTCGACGGTGTACCCACGACCCGAGCCGCTGGACCGGGCGACGAACTCGATCGAGCCACCGCGCCGGACGAACAGGCCCTGATCGTCGTAGACGTCCTTGAGGAAGATCGCCTCCTGGCCGTTGGTGTTGCGGACCTCGGCGACCAGGGCGTTCAGCTCGGGGAACTTGGCGTGCGGGTCGTCCTTCTTCTCGCCGAAGAAGTGCTTGAGCCGCTTGAACGCCTTCCGGGTCGTCTTGACCTCGTGCGCCGCGTGCAGGATCACCTCGCCGAGCGCCACCATGCCGAACAGCTCACGGATCTCGATGCAGCCGTTCTTCCCGTTCTGGCGTGGCACCGCCAGACCGCACCGGCCGTAGCACCACTTGCCGTTCGCCTTCCGGCCGAGCCAGGCATAGAGGATGTCCTCCTGCCAGTCGTCCGCGATCAGCCCGTAGGCACTCGCCAGGAAGATCGCGTCGACGGCGTCGTTGCTCTTCGCCTTCTGCTGCGCCCACCGGACGCGCGGGATGCCCCGGGTCCGGGTGAGGACCTCAGCCCTTCTTGGCATCAGCGACTACCCAGGCGTTCTGCTGGCCGCACCCGCACCAAACCACCGGGCCCTCAGTCCCGAACATCTCCAACGACGTCAGGATGGCCGTCGTCTCCAGGGTTGCCGACGAGAGATGCTCCCGACCCTTCGGACAGTAGGTCCCGTTCGACCAGTACCGAGTCACCCTGGTCACGGATCCCGATGCGCCGGTCGTCGTCTCCATCACTTCGCCTTCCGTCGGTTCGCCAACTCGTCGAGCGGGGTCGACGCCTTCCTCGGCGCGGGGAGCGGGACCGCGTTCTTGTCCAGCACCCCCAGCATCGTCGAGAACGCCGAGGCCTGCATCCGCGCCTCGGCCAGGACCGAGTCGAAGACCACCCGGATCTCGACATCATCGTCATCGACGACGCGACGGAACCGCATCAGGTTCAGCACGCCCTTGCCGGAGATGATCCGGTCCAGCTCATCGAGACGGTCCGCGATCCGGCAGGTCTCCAGGGCCACCTGACCCGAGGCGGTCTTCAGGTCGAGACCGAGTGCATCCCAGAGAACCCGGCCCCGTTCGTGCAGACCTGCGGGCGGGTGGACGCCAAGTCCCTCATCGAGTGAGGCCCCGCCCGCAGGAGTCTTGCCCGGCCGCGTCTTGCAGTCGTCGCACTTCCGGCGACGACCGGTCAGCTCTGCTCCACACTGACAGGTCGCCATGAAGAGAAGGCTACCCGGACTCCCGATCGTCGGGTCGTTACGCTTCCGATCGTCGGTCTTGGACGTTCCCTCTGGAGGCACGGGTCGCGGCGGCTCGCTGCCGACGACGCTCACTGTCACGTCGGCTCTGCCGGATCGAGTCGGCGATGATGCCCTGTCGCTTCGCCATCGTGAACAGCAGGAAAGCCATCGCATCGTGGTACTCCGGAGTCCCATGACCGAGCGACTCGATCGACTTCATCAACTCATTGAGGCGCGTCTCACTCATCGGCGAGCCTCGTGGCACTCGTCGCACCGGCACCCCCGGATCGGGAGGGGTCGGCCGGGCGGGATCGAGACCCGGACCGGGATCGGGTCAAACTTCATCGTCGTCCTCCTCAGGATCCTCGGCCCACGCCTTCAGCAGGTCCCCGAGCACCGGCGAAGGGTCGGCCTCGACCTCAGACTCGGGCGGCATCTCACTCATAGGTCACCTCGCACGGTTTGAACTCCTCGTGGTCGATGATGATCGAGCCTTCCTCGTCGGCGATCACCACGGCCTTCGCAGCCGAGGCCCAGTCCTTCCCCCGGACCACCAGGTACCCGGGCGAAGACCCTTCCTTGAACCACGGTTTGGCGGGTTCGCTGTCGTAGATGAACACCAGGTCGCTCATAGGACCGAGTATCGACCCGATCCTGCCAAAAGGGGACCCCAGTGCCCACATAGGTAGCTCGGGGGGATACGAGGGGCGGGCTTGTTCC